ATACAATATAATAAGAATATTAGTATAGTAAAATATAAAATAAAAATAATAATAAAAAATATTAAAATGTGGGGTAAAATGGGTGAAAGTGGGTTGCCCGACTTAAATATATAAAATAATACATTCGATTATAAATTTAAAACAAATAAAAAATAATGCAAATTACAATAAATAATTATAGAATTAGAAGATATGATAGTTTAAACTTGTGTGTTGAAGTAAAAAAGCAAAAACAAAAAGCAAAAAATCCTTATGGAAGGAACGGCAAGCAAGACAACGAGCTAATTGAACAAAATAATACATCAAATAATATACAATATAAGTGGCATTTAATATGTTATTCTAGTACATTAGATTATTGTTTAAAGAAATTGGTAGAAGATTGTTTAACAAATGATGAAGAAATTAATACAATACAAGACATAATAAATAAAATAACGCAATTACATGAAAAAATTAATAAAATTAGTGCTGATAATGAGAGGTTTATTGAACAAAATATTTTATCAAATAAGGCGGTTGAAGAGAGTAAAGTCGAGCAACTTGCCCAAGAAGCAATCAATCAAGCGTAATTCTCATGGATTTCCAACGATTTTCACAGATTAATATTATAAGTCATTATCTTTCAATTATTTACAAAATTTTATAATAATTTACATTTATTCTTGACTTGTGTTTTATATTATAGTATAGTATATAGTATATTATGAATGAGAAAATCAATAATCCACCGCCAATGAACAAAAATGAAATGCTAAATTTGTATAAAGAGGCAATGAAAACCGCCCCAACACCACAAATCAAGCGAGATTTAGAGAAAGAATGTTGCAAATTAGAAGAAAGCATGGATGTAACAGAGTCTAGTTTGCATAATACGCAAGATATTGATGTTCCACCATTAGAAAATAAATAAAATAATAAATAAATATACTTAATTGCATAAAAAAATGGATGAATTACAAAAAATAAGTGCTGAAATAATAGAAATATTCAATACAAAGATAGACGAACTATCTAAAGAGCAAGCCGAAACCATAAATCTCTGCAATAATAGCATGAATTTTTATATGCAGTTAGGCGAGGAGGTTGTCAATTCGGTATCTGCCACAAAAGCATTGCAACAAAAAGCATTATGGGAAGCCAAATATACATTACAATTATTAAATAACATAGTAAACAATGGCAAATAAATATAATGATGAAGATGTATTGCATTTATCATATGAAATAATACAATTAATTGAACAAAATATTTCTTGTTTTAATGATGAAGAAACAGAGAATGTTATTACAAGTAATGAGAGTATATCTTTTCATATAGAGAATGATAATATAGATAGAGCATATATAGAAGCAAATAATTTAAAAGAATATTTAATAAAATTAAAAAACAATAATAAGTAATGCACATAAGAAGAGAAATAGATCATATATTAGATGATATAAATAAAATAATTGCAAAAAATAAAACATCAAATAAAGAAAGCGAAGATGACAAGGCAATGCTTGAACACTTGTACGCAACAATCAATCTCAAAACAAATGACGGCAAATATGCTAAAGGAATGTGGACTGACTCGCCCGAATTTAATTGTACAAATATTTACGGCAAATAAAGTGTAATGTTATTTCGAGGAGAAATGGCAGAGTGGTCGAATGCGGTAGTTTGCTAAACTGCTGAAGGACGAAAGTTCTTCCGAGGGTTCGAATCCCTCTTTCTCCGCCACTTAATTATACAAATTTTTTCATCAAATAATCGGGGTAGTAGCTCAGTTGGTTAGAGTGTCTGCCTGTCACGCAGAAGGTCGCGAGTTCGAGTCTCGTCTATCCCGCCATTTGATATTTTTTTAAAAAGGGCTTGACAATCGCCAAACTTTCTGCCATACTATTAATCATGGACGAAATAAAGAAGGAATTGCAAAAGCTAACGAAGCAAATATCTATCTCAAATGGATATACAGATGATGTAAGAATAGAATTAAATAAAATAAATGAAACACTAATGTTAATTGCTCAAATATTAAGAAATAAATAAACAAATTTTTGCATGATATAAAATGCTTTATTATAGTATTTACTCTTATACAATACAATATACTAAATAAACAATACAAATGCTTGATATAAAAAGCAAAACAATACAACTCAAATAAACAAAAATTTATATAAAATTATGAAGGAAATAAACGCAAATAAATATATATACGGAAAGAAAAAGCTCGGCAAGGGTAAGCGAGGTCAGAAAGGCGAAATGGGTTCATCAATAGGGGCATTCGGAGGAAAAAGCAAGTTCAATAAAAAAAGGCTTGACAAAGAATCTTAATCTGTCATAATAGAGTGCATGAACTATTGCGAAGAACAACTAGAATATCTTGAGTGGCAAGCTCAAGTAGAAAAAGAAAAGAACGCCAACCCATGCGATCTCGCAGAGGGAGTATATATGTTAGTAGATGATGCGAGTCCGAGCGAATCGCCTCTTTATTTTCGTTCACTTCAAAGTGCAGTCGATTGGGCAGAAACAGATAATAACTTCCGACTAAGCCAATACAAGGGCGAAGAAACATGGTCTGTTTATAGAGTTGGAGGAAAAGTACTATGACATTTCAAGAAATCGACATAAAAAATGTTGACGGCATGATTCCAAAAGATAGTGAACTTGCAGTTATTGACAGAAAGTATTTAATGGCAGATGATCTCGATCAAGCATTGATTCTTTATGGATGGGATGAAGTAGGAATGTTCGATCATGAATTTGATCTTCCAACATACGGATTCATTTCTTAAAAAAAAAGAATTGACAACTTAACTTTTATAATCTATAGTATAATACATAAAACAAATTGCTAAAACTAATTAACCCAAAAATTATATAAAATTATGAGTATTGCGAAAAATGCGAGAGCGAGCCAAGTAATGGCAGATATTAAGAGTGGCAAACATACACCTGCGAACAAGCAAGGTAAGTTTGCGAATTACGGATCAGTTGCAGAAGATAGTATTTATTATACTACAAAACTTGCAGAAAAAGCAGATGCAGTTCGTCTCGCACGAGTCGAAGCAAGCCGAGCAAGATTAAGATTGAAAGGAATTTTTATTTAATGATCGAGTCACTATCCCCGAAAGCCTCGATGTTCGCCACAGAACAAGAACTTCGTAACGAGCTAACTGAAAAAGAATATGTTTATGTTAAACTCGCCAAGCTAAATGAATTTATTGCTGATCTTTATCATTGCACACAATATCCAAACAATAAAATAATTGATGCAAATAATACATACAAATACATCAATCAAATACAACAAGACCTATTAAGAATAAATAGAGTAGCAAATAATAAAATTACAAATATATAAAAAAGTGTTTGACTTTTAATCAAATATAGAGTATAATACTCGTATAACAATTGAGAAATAAACTCAATCAAATAAAATAAATTGATCTTTAAAATTTTTTAACACTTTGGAAGTTCTCGACGGAGACTTCCTGTGGGTGACCCGAACAAGCCTGTCGTGAGCGGGCTAAGGTATGCAGATCCCTGTGGTGGGGTTGGTAGAGTTCAATCGAATGAGCCAAACGACAAATACCATGTCTAGTCTGTAGTTCGAAGTAGGTAAACCATGAACTGATGTTCACGCCGAAAAGTTGGAGGTATACAGTAGTCCTTCCCCACATCTATTTATTCTTAATCATGCACATTAGCCTATCCAAGGAAAATTCCTTGGGTAGGTTTTTTTGTTTGACAACAACCAAAAATCTGTCATACTAGATATCATGCAAACATTAAAAGACATTCTTGCGAACTACGGATACCTAAACAAAGATCAACTCGCCGAAATCAACGAACACTTTCCACACATGAAAGTTGTAATCAAATGGGGCGGTATGCCTCGCGATCGAGTTCCTGCTCATCAAGCAGTAAAACTCATCAAACATATTGAGTCAAAAAACATCGACTATTGTAGGGAAGTATTTCTTTGCGGGCAAGATTGCGACAATCTTCGCACTGCACTCCACATTGCACAATAACCATAAACAAAAAAACATATGATTAATCCAGCGGAAGTAACAAATTATAATAGAACACAATACGAATTAGAAGAATTTATTTTATTTTGTATTAATGTAGCAGGAAAGAAAAGCTCAATTGAAGCACCTAAATTAGAAGTGTTTATTGAAAGAGCAAAAGATATAACAAAAGAAACTACTCCATTTAATTGTATAAGAAAATTGATTAAATTGGGCCGGCTGCAAGAGATCATGCATTGGGCAAAGCTTAGCCCATACAAGCAAAGATACAATTCTTATGTCTCCGCATCAAAGATCCAAGACCTCCAAACCGTTACGCTTAACCGCTTGCTACAGGTTGCTGGCATCGGGCTCAAAACAGCAAGATTCTTTCTTTCTCATAGTCGCGAAGACTTTGACGAACCAATGCTCGACACACATATCTTAAGGTTCCTTCGTGATCAAGGATACAGTGACGCCCCGAAGAGCACCCCAACTAATGAGAATACATACTATTATTTCGCCAACATCTTCAAGAACATCGCCCGACAACTAGGCAAGTCAGTGACTGATCTTGATTTAGAAATCTGGAAGAAGTATTCTGGCACAGCATAGTGGATCCGACTTTAATCATTGTTGTCTCAGTAATCCTCGGCCTCATCCGCGCAGTAATCGAACATAAAAATGAAGATTATTAAAACCCAAAGCAAATATTCCCTTGTCCAAATAACACAACCAAATACCAATTATATATATTACAAATAAGGGGGGAACAAATAACAATCCAAATAAATAAAGAAAATAAAATGTAGATAAAATTAGAAAAAAAAGAATAAAATTATAATTTACATAAGTCGTTGTATATCAACAAGTTGCGGAAAATCCGCCTAGGGTTTTTTACGTAAGTCTTTGAAGCTCAACAACTTACAACTATATTCAATTAAATGAAAAAAAAGGTTGACTTGCGGTAAAAACCTGTCATACTTATATACATGATTAAGACAAAGTCGAACGACAAAAAGTATGAGATTAATCTCAATCAACCTGTCTATGCTTATAAAAATCTTCACAAAGATTGTTGGAGTATTCGCCAAGATGGATTGGTGAAGGCTCACACAAAAGAACTTTCTATGCATAGTTGCGTCTTTAAGGTTAGTAAGCATGGAAGAGCAAGAGTGCTAAAAGAAAAACGCAAAAATGTTCACGCAGGAATTGAAGGTTACATCGAACCTTGGTTAGTTGGTAAATGGATAGATTCACATCCAACGGCTCGACCCGTAACTTATAATCCATACAAGTATGAGAATTTTGTTGACAAGGACACGGAACAAATGGTAGACTATGCTATTGCCGTAAGATTAGAACCCAAACAAGTATTAGCAGTATTATGAATGAAACACAAATGACCAAAACAAGTATCCAAAAAGAGATCATTGATCAATTTGACTATTTAAGTCCGAGAGAGTTAATGGTGATTTTCGAGTTAATCTTCGGAATGGGAGAAGTTCAACTAGATGAAGTAGATTGGAGCAAGTAATTATGACACAAGCAAAAATTAGAGAAAACATTTTAAACATCGTTCGAGGAGAAATGGCATACGCAGATCCAATGTCCAAGGTTTGCTTGGAACAGAACGAGCGTCACCCCGAAAAGTTTCCACTTGGAAGTACATTTCAATCAGCCGAAGAAGTTTTAGAAGACATCATTTTAAGTTTGACATCATTGCAAAATGAGCTTAGAATAGAGTCTTCATTTCAATCAGCACAACTATAAACACAAGGAAAAAATCATGGGATTAGATCAATACGCATACGCACGACCACCACGCAAACGCAATTCAGATAACGATATTCAAGTTGGCGAGTGGAGAAAACATAATCGCTTGCAAGGTTGGATGGAAGACCTTTGGCAAAGCAAAGGTTGTCCAAACGCAAATGAAGATGGTGATTTTAATTGTGCAGTATTGCCACTCACATCTGAAGACATTGATTCTCTTGAGGAAGCAATTCTTAACTTTGAACTTCCCGAAACAGATGGATTCTTTTTTGGTTCTGATTCTTATTTTTGGACTGACGAAAATGATGAACCTCATGCCGATAACGATTATTGGTACAAAGAATCTGACTTGGCATTCATCAAAGAAGCAAGAAAAATGCTTGAGAAAAAGCACAGAATTTTTTACTCTTCTTGGTATTAAGGCTTGACTTTCGCTAAAAATCTGACAAACTATACATTATGAGCATGACACTAGAAACACCACAACAAATTAACGCATTCCGATTACGGACTCTCGCAAGAGGAATAAGATTAGAAATCAACGGATTAAAGATGTCGAGAGGCAGAAGTTGCTACTCAATTGTAAAATCTGAATTCGGATTCAAGGGCAATAAGCAATCTGTTCTTGACCAATTACTCAACCACATGGAGGGATAAGGATGAACGAATATATTAATGCAGTATGCGAGGGACAACCTCTTGACAAACCAAGTTTCAACCAAGATTCAGAGCAATGGGAATTGTACTTTGAAGAGTCTGCCACGCCTTGGCATCCTTATGACTCAAGGGATTTAATCGCAGTAAGTTTTGACTCTGCCCAAGAAGCAGAACAATCTTACAACCACTATTCACAACCTAACCAAGGATAAGATATGCGAAATTCTCGAATTGAAAATCTTAGGAATAAAGTTCGCAATATGGGCTACGCTTTGGCTCAAGCTGAATTGCGAGGCTTGAGGGGAGAAGAATTGTTTGCTAAGAAATTGGCTCACAACCTACTTCTTGGCGAACTTTACTCTCTCGAAAAAAGGGTATAGTTAAAGGGGCGGGCTTGGGAAAACCCAAGCTCGCCTTAACCTTTGTTATTCAACGACTTACGGAAAATCGCCCTGGCCGGTTTGGCCTAACTCATTGATATTCAGCAACTTACAACAACTTTAACTTTATGAAAAAAAAGCTTGACATTACATCATTTTCTGTCATACTTGTATACATAAGCGAGATAACTGAACTTAAAAAAAATTAGTCGAAACAAAAAAAACTTAATCGAAGAAAAAAAAGCTTGACAAAAACCAAAAACTTTAGTATAATTAACCCATCAAAGACGATAAACCAACACTAAAAATTATGAATAAAAAAATTGATCTCTCCGTATGTGGCACAAAAAGAATTGACTTTAGCGAAGTAAAGTCCGTACAGACTCCCGAAAAGACTGAGTCTTGGCAACCAATCGGTCATGCGTTCCTTGTTGATCGTGTGCAAAACCAAATCCAAGACAATGGTTGGGAAATTGTTGACACTTACCATTCTCTTCACCGATTCGGTCAGCGTTACTTCGGTCTCTTTCACATCAAGAACACAGGTTCCGATTCTGATGATCGTGGCACAATTCTTGGTCTTCGCAACTCGCACGACAAATGCTTTCCAGCAGGTTTGTGCATGGGTAATGCTCCATTTGTTTGCTCCAACCTTATCTTCACTAACGAAGTGACTCTTGCAAGACGGCACACAAAAAACATTTTGACTGACTTGTCTCAAGTTATCGCTCGCACTCTCGGCAAGATGACTGAGACATGGGCAAGCGATGAGAAACGCATCGAAGCATACAAGGAGTATGAACTTGGCAACGAGCAAGCTCATGACCTTGTTATCCGTGCATACCAAAATGGTGCGATCAGCAAGGGCAAAATCGCTGATGTAGTCGAGCAATGGCACAAACCCGAACATGATGACTTTTCTGCTCGGAATATGCACTCATTGTATAACGGCTTTACTCATGTCCTTAAAGGTGGAGTTCATGCCTTACCAAATCGTTCTCTCGCATTGCATGGTGTTCTTGACTCCGAAGTCGCACTTGTAAAGTAATCATTCTTAATCACAAACCAAACACAAACCTAACAAAAATTAAAATTATGAAAAATCAAGCAAAACTCAAAAATGTAGTTGATAGTCTCAAAGGTCGTTTCGTTTCTCTTCTTGTCAAGCAAGGTGAGCAACGCAAGGTCTTCTCTGCTAAAGTCAATAGCGTGACTCCTCGTCATGTTATGTTTTCGGACATGAATGGAGCAAATCGTCGAGTAAATCGTCGCCATGTTCTTCGTGCGACTTGTGCTAACAAATCTTTTAAGAGGTCAGTTGGTTAATCGCAAGCTCGGAAACGAGTGGGCTCAAGCCTCCCTTCGGGGAGGCTTTTTTGTGTCTTGAATTATTATTTTGTAAGTCGTTGCAGTCCAGGCAGTTACGAAAAACGGGCCTAGGCTTTTTGGCGTAAGTTGTTGGATATCAATGATATCCGCAACAAAACTTTTTTTACTTTTTTTGCATTTAGGGGTTGACTTTGCACCTTATTCTGTCATAATGGAATACATGATTAAGACAACACTTCTCACATCAGGTAATCAAAAAATTCTCAAAGGCGAGAAATTAGGTTACATAACGAAAGGCATTCACTTTGCCCCAGCAAGTCTTTCAGGCTTCGAAGTTTGCCGTTGGCGTTCTAAAGGTTGCACGGCATCTTGCCTCAATACGGCAGGTCGTGGACAAATGAATTCAATTCAAGAATCTCGTGTCGCCAAGACAAAGTTGTTCTTCAATCATCAGTTAGACTTTCTTGCGAAGCTATCGAAAGAAATTTCTAATTCAATTAAGAGTGCAACGAAGAAAGGAATGAAATCGGTTTTCCGACTTAATCTCACAAGTGATGTAATGTGGGAATCTGTTTTCTTTAACGAAGATCAGCCAAAGTCAATCTTTGATAAATTTTCGGATGTTCAGTTTTATGATTATACGAAATCATTTAAAAGAATGTGTTCTTTTCTCGACAAGCCTTTTATTAAGGGCGAGGCAAAGTTTCCCTCTAATTACCACTTGACTTTTAGTCGCTCGGAAACAAACGATACAAAATGCGAGATGGTTCTTTCAATGGGTGGCAATGTTGCCGTTGTATTTCGCAATCAATTACCTAAAACATGGAAAGGTTTTGAGGTTGTCAATGGTGATGATAATGACCTTCGCTTTCTTGATAAGAAAGGTGTTGTTGTTGGGCTTATCGAAAAAGGCATGGCAAAGAAGGATTCAACGGGATTTGTTCAAGAAGGAATTGACTCTTGACAAAACAAAACAACTAAACTATTATTAAGATATGACAGATACTTATTACGAATCAGCCGAAGATTTAATGATTAGCCAAGCAAGAGCGTTTGAAGAACTCTCAAAACATGGTTGCCAAGATATTCATCAATTTATTTTGGACATGGGCGACAAAGAAGAGTATAACGCACAAAAAGTATTGGAATGGTTAGGTTACTAAACGCTTGGTTATGAAGTAGTTAGGGCAAAAAGCCCTGGGCGATTTCGCGCAAGTCATTGAGCATCAAGAGCTTGCAACTATTTTCATTTTTTTGCATTTAGGGGTTGACTTAGTTTGAGATTCTGACATACTAATACTTACCAACACGATCAAACTAATCTGCAAATTAGTGGTGATTAAGAGAGGTGCGGATTGCAGTCCTAATTATACTCTTGTGGGTTCGACTCCCTCCGTGTTTGGTATCATTTTATTATTCACTAAAAAAACGCTTGACTTCACAAAAAATTCTGTCATACTATTAATTATGAAAGCGAAAAAGATTAAGATAAGACAACCAATCCTTTTCACGAAAGCTCGCCCTTTTAAGATGAAGAATAAGATTCTTGATAGAAAACAAAAACACAAAACCAAATTGACTTATGTATCTTAACGACCCAAACCACTTGCAAGTCCAAGATGTTGACTCGCTCGAAGCAAACGAATTAGTTATGGCATTCATTCACGACAACATGATTGAGCCAATGACCGAGAAGAATATGCTTGACAACGATCAACTTTCAATGTTAAATGTAGTTGGTAGTGCGTTAAAGTGCATTGCTCACAAAGCACACGCTTATGAAACTCTCACTGAATCACAAGACTCATCTCATTATCGCAACTAAATGAACAAAGAAAAACACCTTATTACCAAAAGCAAAGATGGATGCGTTGTCATTGTCAAAGCAGAGAGAAAGACAGAACAGACAGATGTATTCATTTCAGAATCAACATTCAATAAGAACATAGAGAGCAAAACATTCGTTAAACACGCAACACTCACACACAACAATAATCCAATATATATCTACCATGAAGACCTTTAATGATTTAAAATTCGGACCACATCCAAGTGCAAAAGACTTAGGAATCGTGGCAAGTTTAGCTTTTGACAATGGTTATGCTATTAGCGTTGTAGCTAATGTAGAAGGTGGAACTTGTTTTTACGGAGATCACCCCAACACTTACGAAGTCGCAGTATTCAATCAGCGTGGAGATTTTGTTCCGTTGCAACCTTTTGACGATGTTCTTGGTTGGCAAGATAGAATGCAAGTTTCCAAGCTAATGAGTCAATTTCAACAAGACGGAGTTCAACACGAAAAACTTTTGCAGAAAACAAAACAAGATAAACAAAACAATGACTAGTTATCAAATACTTAAAAACGGAGAGCCTGCCGGAATTGTTGGCACGCTCGATTATATTGTCAACGCCATTCGTAATCTCGAATCAGATCTTGATCGAGTAACTGAACATTCACCTTATACAATTGAATTGGTCAAACGAACGGCAAAAATGTAAATACCAAATACAATTCTGTGGGCAGCAAATACTAAATACTCAAATACCAAATATTTAAATAACAAATACAAATACATAAATAAGGATTTGAGCTAAGAAATCCGAATGTGTTGAGTACCAACGACTTGCGAAAAAAACCTAGGGCGGTTTTCCCTAGGTCATTGATAGTCAGCGACTTATGTTAAAAGTCGTATTGATCGTGGTAGCCCCAGTCTACATCTTCATTTTCAGAGAATTCTTCTAGAGCCTTGCGGTCTGACTCTTCCAGTTCTTCCCTGGCAAGCTGGTCAAGCAGTGCTTGACGCTCATCGAGATCGACATCGGTAATGCCGTGGGCGTGAGAGAGGCGGGTGAGTGAGTCATTGTTTTCCATAATTCTAATCTAGCAAAATCGCAGATCTTTGTCAAACTTTTTTTTCATTTTGCTGTAAGTTGTTTACAACCAACGAGTTACGAAAAAACGACTTGGGCGGTTTTCCCTAAGTAATTGACTTGCAACAACTTAGGAAAAACTAAACTTTTCTCTTGCCTCACAAAGAGATTGTGCAATTAAAAAGCACAATCAGTTAAGCCCCTGAAGATTCCAATTAACGATGCGATTATCATAATTGTGACCAAATCCACTAGGACATTGACCTTTCTAACTCTTGGATTTTGTTATCAATGTCGATTTGCACGGCTTGAATTTGGCTCGCTTCTTCTTGCTTGCCAAGTCTCAAGGCATTGACTCTTTGAATTGTCAACGCTTGAAGCGTGCTGATTAATGTATCAATTTTTTCTGTTATTGCTTTGTTCATGCTATTATTATACCATATTGAGGGCAACTTGTCGAGATCAATCTTCAAAGATTGCTCGCATGGATGGGCTGACTGACTCCATATCGTGGAGGTTCTCGTCATTGTCGAAGTCGTCATCCTCTTCGGCTTTATCTTCGGATGAAGCCAATTCGGAAACCTCGTCTTCAACATCTCTTTGAGTTGCTTCGAGCAAACCATGCTCAACGACCAATTCCTCAGCCATAATTTCGGCTTTCATGTCTTGAATGAAGTTAGACACACTTTTAGAAACAGGTGCATCTTTTGCGTTTTCGATTGCTTGGCGAATGAGATCAATGTTATTCATATTTTAGTATTATGGATTAATTATGTGAGTTTGTCAAACTTATTTTGCAAAAAGTGGATGAATTTTTACATCCTCAAATCGGATGCCAACCTTGCGATTGGTTCTGTATGGGCGAACCATTGCGATAATTCCAAGCGTGTCGTGCTTGGTGGCTTGAATAAATTGAAAGACTTTATTGTCTCGTGAGATGAGAACATCGCCTTTGTTGAATTTAGTTTTCTTAATCATATGTATTTAATTTAATCTATTTTTTCGTAAATTGCAAGCACAAAATGAATTATTTTTGCAATTCTTTGAATATTTTTCTAAGCTCTTGAACCTTTTCAAGAAGTCCTTTGGTGGTCATTTCTTCGGTCAAGGTTCTGTCGGAATCCTTTTTTTCTGTTTGCATATAATGAAGAAAGTCTATTGCTCCCTCCATTTGTGCAAGCTTGGTTCCGAAGTCGATTTCTTTTATTATTGTTTCTTTTGTCTTAATCATATACCTACAAGGTAACACATAAAAAGGGGTTTGTCAAATTTATTCTCACTTACCTTTCAACTATGTTTTTGCACGATTCGACTGCGATTTTCTTGCAAAGTTGGCACGGAATCTGTATTGATTTTGTTGTAAGTTGTTACCGTTCAACGAGTTACGGAAAACTCCGGAGGGCGGTTTGCCCTAAGTTGTTGATTGTTAGAGCTTTAGAAAACTAAAGACTCCATTTCAAGAGGTAATCCGCTAATTGAGATTATTTCCGCAAGCTCATTTTGAGCTATTCTGTCAAGATCTGCTTGAGCTGCTATTATGCACATTCTAGCCGATGAAGAACCATTTTCTGCGGCTTCGAGATTTTCGTCAATTATTTTTTGGAGTCTTTGTTTTTCTGTCATAAGTATAATCTAATCTATTTTTTTGTTTCTGTCAAGTGTGAATGTGAATTATTTTAAGAAATGATTGAATGCACTTTCAAGTTTACCTTTGTTAAGATTTTCTTTTCTGTCGCGAGGAACGAAGTTCGACCAATGATTTCCTCCTCCACTTTGTCGCTCTTTTATATGGTCAACATTCCAAGCGTTACGCACATTTTTATTTGTCCAATTAGACCATTGTTTGCCGTCTTCGAGTTGAACATCTAAGAATATTCTGAATTGATCGACCGAGCAACCCAAAGCCTTTTTATTTCCTCCGAGCTTGCAAATCCTATCTTGGAATGCTCTTCTTTCGTCTGCATCTGTAACCATTTCTACTTTTGGATCGTGGGCGATTTTATTTCTTATTCTTTTATATTTTTCTTTGATACTTGCAATTTCTTTCTTTTTTACTTCGATCATCTTTTCTAACTTTTCAATTCCTTCAAGCTCTGTTTCGATTTGAATTTGTTCTGAAATTTTCAGCATATCTCCGAGATCGAGATCTGTTCGGTTACTCTTTACAGAGTTTTTTCCATGATGTTTATTCCAAGCTTCAGATATTTTAATTTTCATATTTTTTATTTTTAGCAATTAACTTTATAGTATTTTATATTATAGTAATTTTATTTTGTGTCAAGCTTTTCTTTACTTACATCTGAAAAAAGATCGATTTTCTTTTCTGTCATAGACTTGTGCATAAAGAAGAAAGCAGGAATAAAAGTTAAAAGAAGCAAGATATCGTAATTCATAATTTATTTTTGTTATATTAATTTAATGTTATATATACAATGTATCAGAAAATGAAACAAAGTCAAGCGTTTTTTAAAAAAAAGATTAATTATTTTTACTTTTGTTGTAAGTCGCTGACTATCAAGGAGTTACGCAAAAACGGCTAGGGCGGTTTGCCCTAAGTTGTTGACCTTCAGTTACTTAGAAGAAAGTATTGGCGAGTTGTACTTTACGCTTAATTTCTTGGCTATTTCAAGAGCTTGTGCGTGTGTTCTTGCTCCGTCAATCAATTCGCCATTAAAGGCGATATTAAACCAATTAGCGAAATTCGGGTTTCTGAATACATTTATCATTTTATTTTTTAGTCTATGAGGTTGTCTTGGTGATCTAGGGTGAGCAGTTCATCTTGCAGTTGACCAATTTCATTTTTAATTGCGACTCTTTGCGAGGTTGTTAAAATGCACTCTCTGAGAACTTTGTGAAGTGTGATTATTTCTTTTTTTATTTCTTGCGTTGTCATTTTATTATTGAAAGATTACATTAAAACGAAACTGATTGAAGCCTTCTTCTTTCATGATTCGATTGAGATATGATTGACTCGATGCAATTCTGATGCGTGGGCGATCATTGCCTTTTGAGTCTGTGCCTTGATCAAAGATCTTGACTGCCCAATGGGTTGACCATTCTTTTATTCTTACTTCTATTCTTTTATTATTTTTAATCATATCTTAATCTAATGCGTTTATTTGCAAAAGTCAAACTTTATTTTGATTTATTTTGCTTTATTTTTTGAAAGGCTTTTCTTGCTTTTTGAACTGCGTTCAATGCGTCAAGAATTGTCATGCCTTGCGTGATTGTGCCTTGCCAATCTGATGAATTTGATTCGCGGGCTAAGTGATTTAGATTGCCTTCAGCTTCAGCCAATGCCAAGCCAAGATCGAGATCCAAGTTTAATTCTTCTTTTGTTTTTTCTATTATGTTTGTCATATAAGTATAATCTAATCTATTTAAAAACTAATTGCAAGCTTTTTTTGTTTTTTTTTACCTTCTTGAGTTAAGCCATAGAGCAGACAAACCGAGCAAGACGGCGGGAATTATTGCAGTAACACAAAGCCAATTTGAATGATAATTCGTGAAAGGAAAAACAAAAACAAAAGATGTAATGTATAACATAATCGCAAAAGAAAAACAAGCGATTGAATCGTGAAGTGAGTTTATTATTTTCTTAATCATATAAACAATGTATCAGACAAAACGGCAAAAGTCAAGCATTATTTTAATTTATTTTAACTTTTTTTTATTTTGTTGTAAGTTGTTGCATATCAATGAGTTACGCAAAAAAAGCTAGGGCGGTTTGCCCTAAGTCGTTGATACTGTGCTACTTAGAACACAAGTGGATCAGGTAGCGATCCTGGCGATGCGAACCAATCGAATGAGTCAATTACTTGACCGTTTAGTACAGGCTCGAATTTGAATTGGCAGACATTGGCATTTGCTATGCCGTTGACGCGTTCGCGTGTGGTGGGTGTGTTCCATCCTGCAAGCGACCATCTAACCAAGCCGTCAGCGTCACGCTTGACAATCGCGTTACCATGTAACCAAACGGTATTGCCGTCTGTGGTGGTGTTGCCGACTGTCTTGGCTTCACCGCGTTCAAATGCTTGTTTAATTTGTTGTGTTACTTTTCGCATGATTCTTTTATTGTTGTTATGATTCCTATTATGACAGACAGAATGATTATGTCAAGCATTATTTTAAGCCGTCTCTTAATTCACTCAATTCTTTTGTGACTTCAGCGTATGCCTTGCGTGCTTGTTGTAATGCGTGCAATGCGTCGAGTACGGCTTCTCCTTGTGTGAGAGTTGCCATTTTAGCTTGAGCGAGAAACTTCAAGTTTCCTTCGGCTTTAGACATTGAAAGTCCGACTTTGAGAGTTGGGTATTTGTCTTCTAATGTATTTGTCATATGATAGTAGATTAAAGTATTTTGTTTATTGTGTCAAACTTATTTTGTATAAATTTGTTGAATGTACCAAGTAGCATTGTCGCCATTTTTTCTTTCAAAGCCTTTTTTAAATTGGACTTTGTGTTGTAGCTTTGGCATCATGCGAGAGATCTTAGCACGGACTTCGTGCTTGTTTTCGGCAGTAATTTCTAAGATGTGATGTGTTAAACTAGTGTCTACGAAAGCGTTCATATGCGTATTCCACAATGGAAGTTTTTCTCCGTCAAGAGAGTGTACATGAACGATTGCTTTGAATGTTGTTTTATTTGTCTTAATCATATGTTTTAAATGTAAACTATTTTTTATGTAATTGCAAGCAAAAAGCGAATTATTTTATTGCTTGTTTAATCATCTCAAGATTCCAAACATGACCACCAGGACATTCCCAAAGGTCAAAAGCCTCTGACATTGGGCTTGCTTGAACACGAACAAGACCGTTGTCTTGAATGAATTGTTCTATTTTCTTATCTAACATACTATTAAACTAATCTATAAATCGACAAAAGTCAAGCCTGAAACAAAAAAAGTTTGTGTTGTAAGCTGTTGATTATCATATACTTATGCAAACACGCAAAAAAAGTTTGTTTATTTTGAGAAAAGTTTTAGGTTTGTTGTAAGTCGCTGTATACCAACGAGTTACGCAAACCGGCCCTAGGAATTTTTGCGTAAGTTGCTGATATGCAACAACTTATGCAATCTTTTTAAGCATTACGCTCTACAGACTTCCATCCGTATTGTGCAACTTCTTGCTCGTATTCTGCACGAGGCAATTCAGCTCTTAAATTTTTAATTTCTGAAAGAATTTCAATTCTATCTTTGCCTTCAGCAGGAGACCATCCGATTCCACGAACATATTTAAAAGCATCGAGGCGATTGTTTAAAGATTCTATTTTAAGAAGTATTTGTGATTTATTCATAATTTTTATTTTGTTAATTGTTAAAGTGTTTTAATTAATCTTATATATACAATCTAACATACTTTGGTCAAAAGTCAAGCCCATAGCAAAAAAACTTTGTGCTGTAAGTATATGATAAAGAAGTACTTATGAAAACATAGAAAAAAAAGTTAAAAAAAGTTTTATTTATTTGTATACCCTCCCCCCATGCAGACCCTACCCATTAAATGAATTCATTTTTTAATCGAATTGTGCAACAGAGGGCGGGGGTGCCTTTTTTCAATATGAAATACAACCTAATATATTATAACATATTGCTCGACTCAAAAAAAATCCGGCCACTATATAAAAATAACTTAAATAAGTGTATTATATATTAGTAAAATGGCTCGAAAACGTAAACAACCCGAGATAACGGATGAGAACGAGATTGACAAAATCGCGTCATCAATCCATAAACGCAATATCAAGCTAAAAAAAATAAGCCTAACAGAAAAGCAACTAGCTTTATTAAAAATAATATTTGATAAAGAATCCAGTATCATATTTATAAGTGGACCTGCTGGAACAAGTAAAACATATGTAGCAATATATGGAGCATTACAATTATACAATATGAATAATGATCGCGGCATTACATATGTCCGCACAATTGCAGAAAGTGGAGAAAAAAGTCTTGGCGCACTACCTGGAGAAATGGCTGAAAAAATTAATCCATACATGATGCCTATGAATGAAAAGTTAGACGAACTTTTAATTCCTGGTCAAGCCAGCATGGTAAAAGAGAAAGAAATTGTTAAAGGAATGCCTGTAAATTATCTTCGCGGCGCAAGTTGGATAAATGAAATTGTTATTGCAGATGAATCTCAGAATTTTACATTCAAAGAGCTTACCACACTCATGACTCGACTTGGTCGCGGCAGTAAATTAATTATTTGTGGTGATCCAATGCAAAGTGATATCAATGGAAAGAGTGGCTTCGCAGACATGTATTCTCTTTTTAATGATGATCAAAGTAAAGAAAAAGGTATACATACATTTCATTTTGGACCAGAAGATATAAAAAGAAGTGAAATACTAAAATATGTAATAAGTAAAATACAAAAGAAAGTGTAAATTATAACATGAGTTATATAACAAACTTTTCTTTGCTTGATGCATATTTATCTACCCGAAGTGTTTTATGGTTGGATCCTTCTGATGATTTTGCAGTTTTAAAAGATTCTTCCAATTTTGTTCAAAATGCATATAATAAATCGTCAAACAGTTTGCTTAAAAATTTCAAAAGAGGAAAACAAGGCTCTTCATCAGGGATAACAATTGGAAATTATACAAATCAAAAAGGACAAGCTTTAAAATATTTATCTTTTAATGGTCAATCTTATTTAGAATCTCAGTGGGATTATAGTTACGATAATAATACAATTTATGTTGTATTTACAGTTAATCAAGTCACTAATGCTTATCAATCTTTAATTGGGCACAAAAGAGATTGGGAATATCGCGCTGGAGGCGCCACAAACTTTCGCGGTTTTATGAGGTATAAGCCTCTTAATGCCGCTGCTGGGGCATGGGCTGAATATAGACATGATAGAACCTATAGCTTGTCAAATTACAAAGGCCCAAATCCCATAAATGTCAGTCAAGGTTGGCATTTGCTTTCAATAAGATTTGCAGGGGGTATGATATCTTTTTCGATAGATGGCGAGGTAGAGGAATTTTTACCGACTCAATTTAATCCACCAACTTTCCGTCGAACCCCAAATAATGCAACTAAAGTGCCTTCTACGTCTCTCAAATCAACTATTACAGACGATTATGATTCCAGCGAATCCTACTTAAGGGAGGCAAATGTTTTTCATAACAGTAGAAGATTTATTGCGGCACAGAACACCAAGGGTAATGAGCCTGACATATCTGATGAGACTTATTGGTATCCTTCGCAATTAAGCATTTGCGCAAACCACAAACAAACACAAAAATTAAAAGCTGATATCGCAGAAATGATATGCATTCCTACTACAGATATTAATCCTGTTGCAAATTATTTAATAAAAAAATGGGACATTGAGCGAGCATAATTATGATTTTAATTATAGAATCTTGCTTAACAGAACCACCCAGTGAAGTAACATGTTTTCGCGATGTTACATTATTTGCTAAATTATTTGTTTTTGAGGATGTTCTTGTTGAATGTAAACCTGGAACTCGCGCAATATATTGGAATTGGTTAAAATCTAATGGTGCACATGATTTTGTTTCGCAAATGATTCTTGATTCAGAAATTCAACATGGCCATACAATAAAAACGACCCGTGATGCAAGTTACACCACGAGTCGAATAAATTATTCTAATATGAATGAAATCCTGACTTGGATCAGGAGTCTTCGCTACTAGCTTCTTCAGAATCGTCTTCGACGTCTTCCGTTTCAGCAGGAGGATTCAATAGATCTTCGATCTGATCATCATCCATTTTCTCAACCTCTGCGCGTGCTTGTTCAACAACTTTATTTTGAACTAATTGCATTACAGCACTAAGAGATATCAAGGATAAAGCCTCAGATACATTCACTCTTGCAAGAATTTGATTTGCTAATGCAACCGTAGCTTCTTCTTGCTTAGGATCGACGTTTTCATTTGATTCAGATGTTGTATTTTCCGTTGTCATATGTATATAATATAAGTTATTGTTGAAAATTAAAGTATTTTTGCGGCGAATTATATTTTTGTTTATTCAATGGTGAATTCTTTTCTTGAAGCGCAGCGTCTATTACTATATTTTGAAATATTAATTGTTGTTCTAATTTTTGAATTTTTTGTTGTTGAATATGAATAACTTCTTTTTGTTTCCACGCGAACCATCCCAAATAAAATATTAATAATAACAAACTAACAATACTTAATGGGCGATTCACAGTATATAATACAATGTGTTTTATAATATTCTATAAATAAATGCGCAATTGAATATCTTCAATATAAAATGTATTATACAATAATAAAATGCAGAGAGTTTCTGCAGAAATGTTTTATTTAATTTAAAATAGTGTATGTATATATCTGATGACAAAAATTAATGATTTACCTAGTCTAAGTGCAAATAATTTTGATCCAACTCAAGATTTAATCATAATTCAAAAGCCTAATGGAGCAACATATAAAATGCTCGCCGCTACTGCTTTATCATCAATTGCCCAAGGAGAATTTCAAACAGAAACAAAAACTACAACCACAAGCTTTAATAATCCTGGAAGTATAACCTTTAGTTATGCGAATTTAACTTCACAAAATAGTTCTATAGTCCTTCGTCTTACAAGCGGTCTAGTTTCTGGAACCTTTACTTTAACTAAAACCGCAGGAATTCAAAATTTTAATAATTATGGAGTGCCAAGCACAACAAATGATGTTATATTACTTGGAGACTCATCCAGACGCTTAGTTGCAACAATTAAAATATACCAAGATTCTGTAGAAATTTCCAATATAAAGCCTCAGCGCTACAAATCGGGAAAAGGTTTTCGCGGATGGGGTGGAGACTATGGATCATATTCTGTTTCCGCAACAATTCAGGCAAATATTAAATTATAATGCCCGTTCCATCTCCCAGAAAAAAAGAAGCAAACAGCAAGTTTATGACACGCTGCATAAATTCTTTGGAAGAAAAAAACGAATTTAAGGACGCAAAGCAAAGAATAGCTGTTTGCTATTCGCAATTAACAAAAAAATCTAAAAAATCTAAATCTTAGTATTTTTTTTACTTTTTATTCTTTTGATTTCTTCGTCTAGTATTTTAAATACTTTATCTTGTTGATCTTCCATCATTAATTCTGCTGGAGTTGATCCGTTTAATCGAGCGTTTTCTGTTTTTAGCCAACGAGTTGATTGATATGAATTTAAATTTTTACTAAGCGTTTCTAAAATTCTCTTGTGTGACATCAATATATATTACACAAAAACTATTTTTTTTCATATTGAGGTGTATATATAGCTATGGGACCTATATTGAATACAATTATTGGAGCGGGAATAAAACTGGGCTGTAACTTGCTTAATTCCTGGCTTGAACAAAAAAGACAAGATCAATTAGCTCTCGCAGCAAGAGATGAAAAAATGTTGCAAGCACTCATCGAAAGTCAAGAAAAAAATGCAAGTGATCCTTTTGTGAAGGTTACCCGAAGAATACTTTTTATGACAATTACTTTTACAATGTGTTTCTTGATGATTTATTATGCGATGAATCCTCATATTACATACAATATTATTGTTCCCAAGGGCGACGGAGCTAAATGGGGATTCTTTTCTTGGATTTTCGGGGGAAAAGACTGGGAGCTTGTACAAATGACTGGCGGTTTGATGCTTGCCTCATTTATGGATTTATGTTTTATGGTGGTCGGGTTTTACGCAATTCCAAGCAAGAAAAGATGAGTAAAATATTTTTTATATTTAGTTTATTTTTTATTTCGTCTTGTTCAGTTAATAAATTGATGACAGATAATTTAAATCCCATACCTTCCGAGATTAAGAAATTTAAAAATGTAGACATCAATGATGATTTAGTAATCTCTGCTGAAGAATATGAAAATATAAAAACATATAAGTACAATAATGAATCACCAATTAAATGGTTTTTATTTATAGTATTTATTGTTTTTGGAAGCTCTCTAGCTTTATCATTTTTTACAAAAAGAACATGAATTTAGGTTTAGATATTATAACCGTGTTAACTGGAGTTGTGTCTGCCGCAACTGCAGTAGTCGGAATGTGGCTAAAAGTCAAATACGACGAGAAAAAACATAAGCAATTGAATTATGACCCGCAGTTGCACAGCAATGTAATTACTGCATTGGAATACATCAAGCAAGAAACTGAAGCTGACAGGGTAAGTATTTTAGAATTTCACAACGGAGAGCATTATTTTTCCGGAAGAAGTCAGCAAAAAATGAGTTGCACATATGAAGTGGTTGGAGACGGTATAAGCGTAGAAGCGCATTCTCTTCAAAACATAAGAATATCAAATTTTCACGGATTAGTTAAATGCATATCTCAAGAGCAGACTTTCGCATGTAAAGATATTTCCTCTTATAATGAAGATATAGCGTTTCGATCTTTTCTTCAGTCTAAAGGCGTTAAAAGTCTATTTGCTAGGCCAGTAAAAACTCTAAATGGAAAAATTATAGGGGTAATATGTTTAGAATATGTAAAAGACCAAAGAATGTGGAGTTCTGAAGCGGAAGAATTTACTAAAAAGCAAGCCAGAGTAATCAGCGGTTATTTGATATAATTTTTTTTTAAGCTATAATATATTATTATGGCTTTCTCTTATTGTCCTCATTGTGGTTTTAAAAATATGTATTCTTTACAGGCGCCAAAATTTTGCGGCGGTTGTGGAGAAGGTTTAAGCATATTATCGGCAGCAAAAACAACGTCTTCTAGTAGCAGTCAAAAATTAGCTATTAGAAATCCAATTTCTAAAGCTCCTAAGCGAAGAGTTGCCGTCCAGGCATCTGAGGATTTTGATCCAGATGGGGTGGATATTTTTGAAGTGCCGAATATATCCAAGTTTTCTTATAGCATTCAGCAAGACAATAACAAAATGAATCTGAAGGATCTAATTCCTTTGGATGAGCTTGACAATTTCCAAGAAGAAGCTTCCAAACCTAAGAAACGTGGCAGACCAAAAAAGTCCTAAATTCACATACGAAGATAAATCCGACGAAATTGATCTAGAAGTCAGAAAACGTCGTGGAAAATGGTTCTTAGATTCTTTGGCTTGGTTTGATTTTGAGGATGTTGAGCAAATCATAAAAGCTCATATTCACAAAAAATGGGATCAATGGGATCAATCTAGATCGCTTAAACCTTGGATAAACAAAATCATCACAAATCAGATGAAAAATATTCTTCGGAATAATTATAGCAACTTTGTTCGTCCTTGCCTTAATTGCCCATTCAATCAATCATGCGCATCTCAAGATTCTGCGACAGGTTCTTTATGTGGTTTTACAAAAAGCGGATTACAAGATTCTACTTGCCCACTATATGCAAAATGGGAAAAAACTAAAAAATCTGCCTATGGAATCAAGATGGCTCTAGCACTAGAAAATCACGCTCATGAAGTGGGAGTTATGCAGGACGAAAGTTTTGATTTGATGGACGCTCAAGACAAATTAAACGAAGCGATGAAGAAAGAACTCTCAAAAAAACAATATCTTGTATATGAATTATTGTTTATAAAAAATATTGAGGAAGAAGAAGTCGCCAAGCAAATGGGTTATAAGACAAGCGAAAAAGGTCGCAAGGCAGGATATAAACAGATTAAAAATTTAAAAAAGATTTTCAAAACTAAAGCTCAAGAGATACTCAAAGAGCAAGATATAATTTCTTATAAAAAACCTATATTATGGAATTAACAGATGAGCAAAAACAAATTATAGTTGACAACTGTGAAAGTATCACAGATTTAACTCAATTAACTCACTTAGCGTTTCCTGAATTAGAAAACCTTGATGGTAGAAGTAAGCAGGGCCGCGCTGTTAGAGCTTTTATGCTTGAAAGAGGCATAGACTATGCCACAAAGCATGTTTACCCAAAAGAAGATGTAGAGCTATCAAAAGACCAAAAAGAATTTATATCTAATTCTACAAAGGAAGGCATGAACGCCTTACAGATTGCAACTGTATTATTTCCAGATATAAGAATAACAAGAAATTCGAAAGAATATGCATCTGTTTTACAGTACGTTGAAAGCCAAGATTCTTTGGTTATTCATCCGTCAGAAAACGCAGTCAATAAAAGCTATACTCCCCCAAAAGCAATTAGTAAAATTATTAAAAAAATAAATGATTATTGCCAAAAAGAAATTGAAGAATCGAAACTTAGTATTGGTGAAAGAAGATCTATTGAATCATTGGGCTCATTTTTGTCTTCTCCTCGTTTTGTACAAGTCATAAATAATTACGACAGCATGGAAGATAGGAACTTATTTGAAGCTGAATTTGTTCGAGCAACATGGGATAAACCTGACTTAAGTAATGATGAAATTAATTTGTATATCAATGTTTGCATGGATTATATTCATTTAAAAAACATTCAAGGTGCAATCAATAAACTGAATAGAATGTTTGATGACGCGGAAGATCAACAAGATTTAACCGTCAGGCTCGCAGAACTCTTAAAAACCAAGAGTGAGGAATACAATCAATGCGAAAAAAGAATGGAATCTCTTATTCAGAAATTACAAGGAGATCGATCAAAAAGAATATCTTCTCAGCAAAAACAAAATGCTAGTATCTTAGCTTTAGTGCAATTATTTCAAGAGGAAGAAGAAAGAAAAGTGATGATTAAAATTGCAGACATGCAGAAAAAAGCGGCAAAGAAAGAAGCTGATAACCTCGAGTCCATGCCAGACTGGAAAGCTAGGGTACTCGGAGTTTCAAAAGAAGATGTTATATAATGAATTTAATTCTGCATGAAACATATAGAAATAAAAAACGAATTATTCTTCAACCCTAAACCTGGAAATCCAGATTCTAAATTTGAAGATGATAGCGCTTTGGGTTTTAGCTGGAGACCTGGCCAAGAGCAATATTCGTTAAAAATCAAAGATTGCGAAATTAATGGGCAGGGCGTTTCTGAGGGATTGAAGTTATCCTTTTGTAGGAACGTTGAAGTCGAAAAATGTACCATACTTGGAGGTTATGAAGATTGTGTAGATATTGTTCGTGGAGAAAATATATCTTTTAAAAAATGCACTTTTATATCTCAAAATACAAAACAACATATTACTGCAAAAGGTGGAATTAAAAATTTATCTTTTATAGATTGTACTTTTGTTAATTCTTTTAGTAAATTTTATGATGGAGCTTGTATTGATTTAGGTAATTGGACAGATTATGATGATGTTGATCGTCCTATGGTGAGAGATATATTGATTGAGAATTGCGAAATTAAAGATGTTGGTTTGCGGGTCTTGTATAGAAGATTATATGCTGAAAATCCAATCGTAAGAAACTGTCAAGGGTTTGGTTTGAAAGTTCCTAGATTATTTGTTAAATTATTTTGGGCTGCACAACGCAAAGGTTGGTTGGGGAAAAGAAGAAGTTTTCCAGAATCTTGGTTAAAAATTTACGACTTCGAAAAATGAACGTCTGCAAAATATGTTCCGAGGAATTTGCTTCCGAGAGAAGTTTACATGCGCATTTAAAGACTCATAAAATTATGCTTGCAGAATATTATACAAAATATTATCCTCGATATAATTTATATACTGGTGATCCATTACCATTTAAGAATAAGGATGATTATTTTAATAAAGATTTTTCGAATAGAGATCAATTGTTAAAATGGTGCGAAAAAGAAAATTGTGATGTAGTAAAAAAATATATACTCAATTTACTGCAAAAAAGAATAGCCGCGAAAGACTTAAAAGTCGGACCTTCTCATTTAGAGCTAAAAATAAATGATCTTCCTACTGTTGACATATTTCAGAAGCATTGCGGTTCATATACAGCAGCATGTGACGCTGTAGGTATTAAACCTATGTTTGGAGAAAGATTACCAGAGGTTTTTAAACAAAATATAGACCCCAATATAAAAATATTTATAGACACGCGCGAACAACAACCTTTAACTTTTCCAAATTCAGAATCTATGAAATTAGAGTTTGGAGATTACGCTGTAGGCGGAGAAGATTACGATTATACATACGTTGACAGAAAAGGTGAGCAAGATTTTAAATCAACATTAAGCAAAAACAATCTTGAACGATTTGAATACGAATTGCAAAGAACAAAAGATTTTGATAGTTATTTATTTATAGTCGTCGAAAGCGATATGGAACAAATAGAAAAAAATAATAGACGAGGCGCTCACAAATCAAATTTAAAATACATTTACCACAATATGAGAGTACTTAACCACCAATTCAGTGGAAACTGTCAGTTTATATTTACTGGCAGCAGAGAAAAATCAGAAAATATTATTCCAAAATTATTGAAACTTGGAAAGAAGTTGTGGAATGTGGATTTACAATACTACATAGACAAGGAAATTATATAATGGCTTGGGAACCTGGAAAACAAATATCTCGCAATCAAGACGGAGATTTCAATAAAAAGCTTTTGGAAATTGAAGGCTATCTTGAAGAAGCAGACGCGAAACTTTTGCTATATAAATTTTTAAGAGAAAACATAACCTTTACTACCGATTTAATATCTGGAGTCAAGCTTTTTCCATTTCAACACATGGCAATTAAAGCAATGTTTGAAACAGATTATTTTATGGGCGTGTGGAGTCGGGGAATGAGTAAATCATTTACCACTGCAATATATGCATATCTTGATGCGATACTTAACCAAGGGGTAGAAATCGGTATCTTATCTAAATCGTTTCGTCAGGCAAAAATGATATTCAAGAAAATAGAAGATATTGCATCTAAACCTCAAGCATTATATTTAAATCAATGCATCAGCCACAAGTCAAAAAGTAATGACGAATGGCTGCTCGAAATTGGTAATTCTAGAATACGAGCTTTACCTCTTGGTGATGGTGAGAAACTTCGGGGTTTTCGTTTTCATCGAATAATTATCGACGAGTTTGCTTTGATGCCTGAAAGAATTTACAATGAGGTTATCATACCGTTCTTGAGTGTTGTTGAAAATCCGACTCAGCGAGAAGATTTGTATAATGTTGAAACCGAATTAATTCGACAGGGCAAAATGCAAGAAAAAGATCGTCATATTTGGCCAAACAATAAATTGATAGCTCTTTCTTCTGCAAGTTACAAATTTGAATATATGTACAAAGCTTATGAGCAATTTGAAGAATTAATTCAGGCTGGCGGCAATAAAAAGTCTGACGCTCATAGAACAATTATGCAATTTAGTTATGATTGTGCTCCAGGGCAGTTGTATGACCAGAATTTGATTAATCAGGCGAAATCAACTATGAGTCAAAGCCAGTTCGATCGAGAGTTTGGTGCAATATTTACAGATGATAGTTCTGGATATTTCAAGACTTCAAAAATGGCTGCCTGCACATTAAAAGATGGAGAATCTCCAACCACAGAAATCAAAGGTTCGCCAGATTCAAAATACATTCTTGCATTTGACCCCAGTTGGGCGGAAAGCGAAAGTAGTGACGACTTTGCAATGATGATAATAAAATTAAATGATAATAAAAAAATTGGCACTGTTGTTCATAGTTACGCATTAAGTGGGGCAAATTTAAAACAACATATATTTTATTTTTATTATTTATTAAAAAATTTTAATATTGTATCTATTGTTGGTGACTATAATGGAGGTGTTCAATTTATAAATGCTGCAAATGAAAGTAGTTTGTTTAAAGAAAATAAAATTAATATCAAATGCTTAAACACAAACTTTGATGATATAGAACATTATCAACAAAAATTAGTAGAAGGTAAGCGAGAATATAATTTAGATAACGGCACGATTTGCTATTTGCGAAAACCTACTAGCCAATGGATTCGCAGAGCAAACGAATTACTGCAATCTAACTTTGATCACCGCAGAATATTGTTTGCATCACGAGCAATTGACGATGATTACAATGCGCAAAGAAGACAAAAAATACCAATCGATAAAATAGAATTTCTGCGAACATCTTTATCTGGCGAGCGACAAACAAAAGAAGCAAAAATGATTGACTTTGTTGAACATCAATTTGATATGATGAATTTAATTAAAACACAATGCTCTTTAATTCAGATAACTACGTCTGCAAGTGGTACTCAAAATTTTGATTTACCACCAAGTTTAAAAAGACAAACTGGGCCAGAAAAAGCAAGAAAAGATAGTTATTCTGCATTAGTACTTGGAAATTGGATGGTAAAACTTTATTATGATATGATGGATTCTAAAATAGAAACAGTGACCACCACTTTTACTCCCATGTTTATAAACTAGGTGTACATTTAATTCATATGTCTTTACCGTATAAATACACAACAAGTTTTGATAACATAATTATCGCTTCGAGCCAGATAGAAGATTCGAATATTAGTCGAGCTTCACTTGAGTCACTGAGACCCTTGATTCCGTCAAGTATTGATCTGGATAAAAATATTGATTTAGTTGGCGTTGCATTTAATGCCGCTGTTGTAAACAAATTTAATAAAAATGGTGATGGTATTGATAGCGAAACAGCAGTTGCGGTAAAAGATTACTTCGTTCACAAACCAACCAATATTGAACATGACAGAGATAGAATCGTTGGCCATATTGTTTCTGCTGGATTTTCTCGATATGGAAGCACTTCAGATTTAATGACCGACGACGAAGCTTTGATTGAAGATAATCCTTACAATATAGCTTTGGCTGCAGTGGTTTATCGAACAGCAAGTAAAGAATTTGCAGATCTCGTAGAAAATTCAACTGATCAATCTGGAGATTATTATAATACTGTTTCCGCAAGTTGGGAAGTGGGATTTAATGATTACGTTATTGCAGTTGGTGGAGACGACCTTCATGAGTCTTCTTTAATTTCTGACCCACAAGAAATAGAAGCTTATACCCCATATTTAAAATCTTTCGGAGGAAAAGGAACGTTAAAAGATGGAAGAAAAGTGAACCGATTAATCATTGGAGATATTTATCCACTTGGAATTGGCTTTACTTCTAATCCTGCGGCGGACGTAAAAGGCTTGATTACTCAGACTGGTTCTCCAAAGCCTGTCGAGTCGAGTCGCAATGAGCCAATCGATAAGATTATTATAAATAATCAAAAAACTTCCCATTCTTCTCAAGAAAATGTACTAAACAAAGAACCTAATAATAAAATTATGGACAAAGATCAAATCATTAATGAATTCCGAGCAGCTTTAGACGAAAAGCTTGGCAAGCAAGACTTCTCTGAAGAGAGCGTTGCTAGCATTTCTAAAGTTTTCATCGAAGCCATCAGAGAGAAAAGCGAACAATATCTTTCTGACCTCGAGAAAACAAAAGCTGAAAAAGAAGAAGCTGTTCAGGCTCAAAATTCTCTTCAAGAGAAAATGCTTGAAGTTGAAGAGCAGCTCAACTCTACTAAAGAGCAACTTACAGCTTTAGAGCAAGAAAATTCAGCTCGCGAAGCAGAAGTTCGTTTTAACTCCCGCATGGAAGCTTTAAACGAAGTTTATGAACTTGATGATGAAGATCGCAAGATACTTGCAGCAGATCTTTCTGATTTGGACGAAACAGAAGATAGTTTTGCAAATTATCAAGAAAAACTTTCAAAAGTTTGGAAGCATAAAAACAAAGAAACTATTGCTGCTGAGCAAAAAGCTTTTGAAGACCGAGTAGCACAAGAAGTTGCTAAACGTCTTGAAGCGGTAGAATCAACAACAGAAGCGTCAGAAGAAGTTTC